TAATTTTATCGAACCTTCTTTCGAATGAGGAGTATGGCCGTAAGGCCATTCCTTTTCTTAAGAGTGAGTACTTTGTTGAGAGGTCTATTAAGGCTCTCTATGAAGGTATAGATGAGTTTGTAAAGAAGTATAATAAGTTTCCAAATAAAGAGGCATTAGCTATTGAGCTTGATAGTAACAAAGAGATTTCAAGCTACTATGATGAAGTTGTGGTTCTTATAAACGAATTAGAGCAACAACCAAATGATAATATGGATTGGTTAGTTGATCAGACTGAGAAGTTTTGTCAAGATAAAGCAATCTATAATGCCATTATGAAGTCGATTCAGATCCTTGATAGTGATAAGGAGAAGGTCGGTAAAGGTGCCATTCCTCAAATATTATCTGATGCACTTGCAGTCTCATTTGATTCTCATATCGGACATGATTTCCTTGAGGATTCCGCCTCTCGTTATGACTTCTATCACAGAAGAGAAACAAGAGTGCCTTTTGATCTTGACTATCTTAACAAGATTACAAAAGGTGGATTACCTAACAAGACGCTGAATGTAATTTTAGCAGGAACTGGAGTTGGGAAATCTCTATTCATGTGCCACTGTGCTTCTGCTAATCTTTCCGCTGGACTAAATGTTTTATACATTACGTTAGAGATGGCTGAAGAGAGGATTGCTGAACGTATTGATGCTAACCTACTTAATGTACCATTGGATGAGCTAACAATTCTTCCACGCGAGTCATACGATAAGAAGATTGAGCGTGTACAAGAGAAAACTAATGGTAAGCTAATCATCAAGGAATATCCAACAGCATCTGCTGGTGCTGGGCATATGAGACACTTGCTCAATGAATTAAAGTTGAAGAGAAACTTTCATCCAGATATCATATACATCGATTACCTAAATATCTGTAGCTCTTCAAGATTAAAGTACGGTGCGAATGTAAATTCATACACATACATCAAGGCAATTGCTGAGGAACTAAGGGGTCTTGCTGTTGAGTTTGATGTACCTATTGTTACAGCTACTCAGACTACTAGAAGTGGTTTCACAAGCAGTGATTTGGGATTAGAGGACACAAGTGAATCGTTTGGCTTGCCAGCTACAGCTGACTTTATGATTGCATTGATCAGTTCAGAAGAATTGCAAGACCTTAATCAGATGATGGTTAAGCAACTGAAGAACAGATATAATGACCCAGGTGTGCATAGACGTTTTGTGATTGGAGTTGACAGACCCAAGATGAAGCTGTATGATGTGGAACAGAGTGCGCAGAATGATATTGTTGATGATGGTCCTGTGTTTGACAAATCAGATTCCGGCATAAGAATCAAATCAGAAAAAGGTAAGTTTAAAGATGCATTTAATTCATTTAGCTAGTTTTGTAATTAAATTTACAATTGTTTTTGCGATTACATCAATACTACTAACAATAAAGCACATATTCTTTTACTTGTCTAAAATGTTTGATCTTCCTACAGACATTATTACTTCCCTTGTATTGTTAGATAAGATTAAAAATGAAGATCAAAACAAGGAAGTTTAAAAATAGAGAATTGATTAAGTTAATTAAACTAGCTGCTAACTTCTACGCAGACATACTGATCCCTAAACAAAAACACAAAGTACATCTTGACATATTTGCAAATGATATAAATGCAGATGGATATTGTACGTGCATGAGTACTTACAAATATGAGATTGAAATACATAAAGATCTTTCTTTTGAACATATGATGATTACTCTTGCACATGAGATGGTGCATCTTAAGCAATATACAACCAAGCAATTGAAATCAAAATTTGTGAGTGGTACACCTGTTGATACGTGGAAAGGTACCAAGTACAGGAATCTAAAGTACAAGGAACAACCATGGGAAAAAGAAGCAACGCTGCACGAGGAATCTTTGTACCAGCAGTTTATGTTTTTTGGTCTAACTCACGATAGGTTGGATTTTGATAAAATTAAGCAGATAGACTTAAGTTGACATTTGGTCTGGTTTGAGTGATAATTACAGTATGAAAAAACTAATCATCTTTATCCTCTTTGCGACTATTGCAGCCTCTTGCTTTGGTCAGTCTAAAAAACAATCTGCAATCTCACCAGACGCTGGCATGGTTTCTTTGATGAACGAGGCAAAGAAGCTAATGAGATACAAAGACGAGATTGCACTTCCTGCTATTGTACCAGCAACAGAACAATATCTAAAATCACTAGTTTGTGAAGGAGTTAAGTATTGTCCGGTATCTGCTGTATACTTTAAAAATACTGTATATTATAAGCAAGATCTCAACTTAAATGATCCTCAAACCAATTCTATTTTTATTCACGAATTTATTCATCACATTCAAGCAAATAGTGGGTTTGTAGCCACTGACTGTAAAATGTGGTACAATAACGAGAAAGAAGCATATAGGCTTCAGGCTAAATACTTGCGCAACAACAATCAAGATGATAGTGTTGTTCGTGAAGCAATTCGAATAATTAAATGTCCATAAGGAATATTATGCTACTAGAGAATATAAGTACAGTTGAAGACCAAATTGAAGTTGATTTGTATACAAACGGTATACATTATTTGACTGGAGAGATAGGACAATTTAACACTACTCCGTTAATTCATTGGATCATTAGCGAGAATGCAAAGCCAGTTAAGAAAGAATACCTCACACTTTATATTAACAGCATTGGTGGAGACTTATATGATTCTTTTGCTGTAATAGATATGATGAAATCAAGTAAGGTTCCAATTAGAACAATTGGTCTTGGAAGTTTGATGAGTGCAGCATTTATGATTTTTGTATCCGGTGAAAGAGGCGGTAGAACACTTGCAAAGAATACAAGTATCATGTGCCATCAGTTCTCAACTTCATACGAAGGCAAGGAACACGATATCAAAGCATCAGAGCGTGAGACTCGGTTTGTTAAGCAAAAGATGCTCGATATCATTAAGAATAGTACAGAGATGGATGAGCGTACAATCAAACGTAAGCTGCTTCCACCATCAGATGTTTGGTTATCTGCACAAGAGTGTGTAGACCTTGGTGTCGCTGATATTATTTTGTAACACCTCTCTATTTTAAACAACCCACTTCGGTGGGTTTTTTAATGACATAAATATATAATAAAATTACGGAGTACCAAATGAAGTCCTTTTTCCAGTTCATTGTAGAAGCAGATGAATCTGCTCTTGAATCAGCCAATCAAAAAAACTCTGCTTTTGGAGAGGCGTATGAGACAGCTACAGTAATTCACCTTCATAACCATACTGCTGCTAAGACAAATACTACTACTAAAGGGTATCAAGCTAAAATTAAGCTGGTAAAACAGAAGCATCAAGCAGCAATGGCAAAGCTTCCACCTAATAAACAAGAACAAGCTGTACATTTAGCAACTAAATCATCTAATGCATATATGGACTCTCTTAGAGAGCATGAAGGTATTGAACCAGAACACATTCACGAGGTTCATCATACAAGTCAAGGTATTAGCTCACATTTAAATAAAAACGTAGACAGGGCAAGTAACCCTCATGATGTTTTGATTAAAGGGATCAAGGGTCGTAAATCTTTTAAGCATGGGGCGTCACTCAAAGCTAAGCCAGGTACAGCATCAAATAATTCTATAGCTTCTTTTGATAAAATAAGTAAATCTCATGGAATAGAAGCTGATGTTTCCGGTCATTGGAATGAAGGTTTAAAAAAAGCTAAATTGACTGGCAAGACCAATGCAGCCAAAAAAGAAGTACGTCATGATCCTAAAATAAAAGCACTTAACCAGGAAACTCAACGATCAGCTTCTTCCTCTCATACAGATGCATTCAACAGCGTTGATCATGCTTCCAAACAGAAACATTTGCTTCATTTTTTGAAAGCAACCCCAGATCTTCCATACCATTATGTTGTTGGTAGTAAAGGAAGTTCAGTACCTATTGACCAACATCCAGCTGTTCAAGCTATCAAGAAAGCTGAGTCGATTACAGCCACTCATAGTAACAACCTTGTACATTTCCACGATGATCAAGGTCGTCACATAGCCACGGCTGAACATAGACCAACTCATGGTTCTTTTATAAGTCCTCAAGTAAACTTTAAATTTGGAACAATGAAAGCAAAACAATAATGCGTCATATCTTTACATTGCTGCGTGAGTCTGCTGCTAATGAAGAAAAGCTGACTCATCTTGAGCATGCAGAAGACCATATTGTCAATGCTGGTGCTGCAGGATATAAACATACTGTTAATACTCTCAATGCTGTTCACAAAACCCTGACAGGTCAAAAGGGTGGTGCTTCTATTACTGAGAAGTATGACGGTAGTCCCAGTATTGTATTTGGTCATCATCCAGCTACAGGTCAGTTCTTTGTATCAACCAAGTCTGCATTCAACAAAGAACCAAAGATTAACTATACTCATGAAGACATTGATAACAATCATGGTCATGCACCTGGTTTAGCAACTAAACTCAAGAAAGCATTAGATCATCTTCCTAAGATTACACCTAAGACAGGTGTATTCCAGGGTGACTTGATGCATGACGCTAGTGGTGTAGAGAAGGCTGGTAATAAGTTAAACTTTAAACCAAATACAATTACGTACACTGCTCACCAACATTCTGATGAGGGTAAAAAGCTTGCTGGATCTAGTCTTGGTGTTGCCGTTCATACTGGTTACGATGGTAAAGATATTACATCGATGAAGGCGAACTACACACCTGACCTATCCAAGTTCAAACAACATCCCGATGTTCATGCTATTGATGTTGGTGTAGATATGAGCAAAGTTGAATATCCAACATCCAAGCAAGCTGACTTCAAAGAACACATGGCAGAAGCTGACAGGGTTGCAAGAACAATTAAGCCAGCTGAATATAAAAAAGTTGAACCTCATACAGAACATTTAAAGACTTATATCAATAGAACAGTAAGAGAAGGTACTACTCCCAATGCTCATGACTTTTATTCTCACGTCAAAGAAGCACATGAGAAAGAGATTAAAAAAGTCAAGATGCCAAAGACAATAGAGGCAAAGACCAATGCAATGAATACTCAGCTTGGTCATATACGAGCTAACACAGACTCTATCGATAAGGTTCTTCAGGTACATCATCACTTGCAAGCTGCAAAGAATGTTCATAACGAAGCTCTTTCACCTGCTCAAAGGTTTGAGACATCTATAAAGGGCACTCCAACAAAAGGAGAAGGATTTGTTGCTGTCGTAAATAATAGACCAACTAAGATTGTTGACAGAGCAGAGTTCAGTAGACAAAACTTTCTAAGGTAATAAATGTTATCATTTAATAAATTTCTCGCAGAAGAAAAACTAAAGACAACTGTAATGGCATTCGGAAGAATGAATCCACCAACAGCTGGTCATGAAAAACTAGTAAATAAAGTCAAGGAAGTTGCTGATAGGCACAACGGTGATCATGTTGTTGTTCTTAGCCACAGCCAAGATGCCAAGAAGAATCCACTGAGCCCTGAAGCAAAGGTAACTCATGCTAGGAATTTGTTTCCTGGTACAACTGTTAAATCTTCAAGTAAAGAGCATCCAACATTTCTCCATCAAGCATCCGAGCTACATAAGAGTGGAACCCAGCATCTTGTGATGGTTGCTGGATCTGATAGAGTAAAAGAATACAAGGAAAAGCTGAATCAGTATAATGGTCAGACTGGTGCTCATGGTCATTTTGACTTCAAAAAGATCTCAGTTGTATCGGCTGGTGCAAGAGATCCAGATGCAGAAGGTGTTGAAGGAATGTCTGCATCTAAGATGAGAGAGCACGCATCCACTGGTAACTACGGTAAGTTTAAAGAAGGTCTTCCTGGTGGTACAAAGGAAGTTCACGCAAAGCAGTTGTACAACGATGTCCGTAAAGGGATGAATGTAAAGGATTAATATGAAGACGTTTGATGTTAAAGTGAGAGTGAGAGAAGAGAGTGTTGATGGGGTATCACACTGGATGTGGCCAAAGACAGACACTGGTGCATGGGACGGTCCTAGTGCCGAGTGGATGAACACTCATAAGGATGGGTACCTCAAATTCTGTAAGAAGTTTGATGTTGTAGTACAGGCAGGTGGTAATTGTGGATTGTACCCAATGTTATTCTCCCAATATTTTACCAGAGTGTATACGTTTGAGCCTGATTCGTTGAACTTTCATTGCCTTGTTAATAATTGTCAGATGCCTAATATTTTTAAGTTCAACGCTGCATTGGGTGAAACAAATAAACTATTACATATCTACAATGGTAATGAGGGCAATGTAGGCTGTCACACCGTTGGTGATGATCCTACAAAATATACCACAATGCAATCATTTATCCCTACTCTTACAATTGATCAATTAGCTTTGGATCATTGTGATTTGATACAACTTGATTGCGAAGGGTATGAGCCTAATATAATAATGGGTGCAATGGATACCATAGAAAGATTTAAACCAGTTATATCATTAGAAACATCTAATCAAGAGACAGATCTCATTTTGACTCAGTTTGGATATACACATAAACTCTCTGTAGGGTCTGATAAAATATTTGCAGTTGAATAACTTATAAATATAATATCCTCTAGCAGTCAAACGGCCTAGGTAAACCTGCGGAAACACATGAAAAAAGAAGAAGATCAGTCAACATCACCAGCTATAATTGCCGCCCGTGCAAAAAAGGGACTAGCTATTGCTACCGGAAACCCGTTAGACAAGATAGTTGTTAGTCCTCCTCAAGTGGACAAGAAACTAGTTCAATCAGAAGAGACTTTGATTGAGCGTGTCGTTAGTATGATGCAAAGACGCAAAAGAGCTTTGCAAATGAAGCGCCGTAAGCCAAGAATTACTCGCGCTAGAAACATCAAAAGAACAAGACTTGCAACTCAAGATCAGCTAATGCGCCGTGCAATGCGTATTGCTAAGACTATGCTGAGAAAGAGGGCTGCTGGTGCAAGGGGTGCTAACTATAGTAATTTGTCTCCTGCGCAAAAAATGAACATTGACAGACAGGTAGAGCCTAGAACTAAAAACCTCAAGGCAATGGCAACAAGATTAATGCCTAGAATCAAAGCTGGCGAGATGAAAAGACTCAATGCTGTGAGAACTCATAAGTCTACTAAGGGTGTTTACGGCAATGTTCAAAACCTTACACAGGGATATCAACCAGTAATTTACAGTAAGTTACTAGGTGAAAGAGTGACTAGTGAAGACTTGAACGCAATGTTCTCAATGTATGAAGGATTTGTTTCTTCTGCACTTGCTCCAGTAAGATTAGCTACCAAGATTGTTGGTGGTGCTGCAGCTACTGCGGCCGCCCTTCAAACACCACAATCAACTGCTGCTGCTTTGGGTGCTGCTACTTTGTATGGATATAAAAAGCTTTCTAATCTTGGTAAAGGTGACCCAGATAAAAAGAAAAAAGATCAAGCTGATAAGCAATCTGATAAGATGAATCAACAGTCTTTGATTCAGTCAAAAGAGAGAACAAAGCAAGCTCAGTTAAAGACTAAGCAGATGCAGCAAAAGTCATCATCTAGTACAAATACAACTAGTTCACAGCGTTCCCCTACTCTTTCACAGACAACTTCAACGCAGCAACCAGCTAAGGTATCTGTTCCTGTTGTTAGTACTGTATCATCCAATTCATCACAGCAGCAAGCTATTGGTCAAACAAGACAACAGAAACAAACTACAGCAGCAAAGGCAGCTCGTCAGCAGATGGGTCTTGTCAATCATAAAGAGTGGGATTACGAATCTTACTTACAAGAGAAGGCTGATCAACATCTTCAAAAGAAGGCGGACAAATACGGTGTATCTTTAGAAGAAGTCACAAACGTATTTGAGCAAGGTCTTGCTGACTATGTTCAGAATGACAGAAATACTCCTCACCAGTTTGCAATGCAGCGTGTCAATTCATATCTATCAATTGGTGAAGGTGGTCTTTGGGATAACATTCATGCCAAACGTAAAAGAATCGAATCTGGTTCTGGTGAGCGAATGAGAAAGACTGGATCAAAGGGAGCACCTACAAAGAAAAACATAATAGATGCTCAAGAGGGCATTGGTGCTGGGTTTGAAGGAACTAAAAAACTTACAGATAAATATAAGAAAGTCACACCA